CGGTAGTCGAAGAACTGGAAACCATCCGAGATTTCGAGCGCTTCCTGCGGGATGCAGGCGGACTCAGTAAAGGGCTGACACAAGCGCTGATCAGCCGCGCCAAGATCGTATTCGGCCGGGAGGAACCCGGCACCGAAGACACCAAAGCGAACCCCATGGAAGAACTGGCCAAACGTCTGCAAGCCTTCCGCGCTTAAACCATCCTGCATCCCACCTGAAAGGAACTCGCCATGAGCGATCTCGCAACCGTCATGTCCGCCATCGACAAAATCGAGGCATCCATCAAATCCAACGCCGACCAGGCCGCCGCCGAATTCAAGGCGCGCGGCACCGTCGACAAAGACACCCAGACTGCCATCGACAACCTCGGCATCAAGCAGCGCGAACTGGCCGACGAAATCGTCCAGCTCAAGCAGCGCGGCGCATCTCTCCCGGAAGACAAACCCGGCATGACCTCCTGGGGCGCCCAGTTCACCAAGTCCGACGAATACAAAGGCAAGCTCAACCTGGTTGCCGGTAATCGCCAGTTCGGCTCCATCGGCTTCGAAGTCAAGAACACCCTGACCGGTGCTGATGCAAACGTCGCCCCGGATCGCCAGGCCGGCATCGTGCGCGGCGCCTTCGCCCCGCTGACGCTGGAATCCTTCCTGAACAAGATGCCGACCAGCTCCAACGCCATCGAGTTCACTAAGGAAAACGTCTTCACAAACAGCGCGGCCGAAGCCTCTGAAGGTGCGCAGAAGGGTGAAAGCGCGCTGACCTGGACGCTGGTCAACATGCCGGTTTCCACCGTTGCCCACTGGATCAAGATCAGCCGCCAACTGGCTGCCGACAACGTCGCCCTGGCCGCCTACGTGGACACCCGCATGCGTTATGGTGTCAACCGTCGCGTTGAAACCCAGCTCGGCGCCGGCGACGGCACCGCGCCGAACATCAGCGGCATTCTGGACAGCGGCAACTACACCGCGCACGGCTACGCCGACGCCAACCTCGGCAGCACGCTGAAGAAGCTGGTCCTGATCCGCAAGATCATGGCCGACCTCGCCGCCGCCGGTGATGCCGCCGACGCCATCCTGCTCAACCCGGCAGATTGGGCGCTGATCGAGATCGACCTGTTCACCACCGCCGCCGGCCAAGCCCTGTACAGCATCAGCGACAACGGCCAGGCCCGCCTGTTCGGTGTGCCGGTGATCCAGTCGGTCGGCATCACCGCCGACAACGTCGTGGTCGGCAACTTCGGCCAAGCCTGCACGGTATACGAACGTGAAGGCGTCATCGTGGAAATGTCGGATTCGGACAGCGACAACTTCACCAAGAACCTGATCACCATCCGCGCCGAACGTCGCCTGGCACTCGCCACCGAGCGCCCGGCCGCCATCCGCGCAGGCGATCTGACCCCGGCTTAACTGCCAACCGAAGCAACCAGCCCGGCACGGTTCACGCCCTGCCGGGCTTTTTTCAGGAAAAAAGCATGGAACTCGTCAACGTCAAAATCAAAGGCTCGGTCATCACCAGCCGATACGGCGCGCTCTCAACTGGCGACCTGCTCCGCACCGACGCCGCCTTCGCAAAACATCTGGTCGAGGACTGCGCCGCAGCGGATTACGTCAACCAACCCGGCGCCGCACCCACAACCCCGGCCGCACCGGAACCCAAACGCACCCGCAAGCCCAAGGAGGCAGCATGACCATCCGATTTCTAAGCGCATGGAAAGGCTACAGCGCCGGCGATATCGCCACCCTGTCCAATGAAGCCACCCTGGTCGCGGCAGGTCTTGCCTACACCGACCTCGATGGCGCCAACGACGGGCTAACGTATGATGCGAAATTGCACACAGACTTCTCCAACAACACGGTGCTGCTGGGGCCGGATGGAAAATCCATTTACAAACGCCGCGATCTGCACAAAATCCACGGCTCGCCAAATTACGCATGGGGCGGCACCAACATCGTCGCGGGTGACTATTCGGCCGGAACTGGAACGCCCACGCTATCTGTTGTTGAGCGGTACGGAAAACCAGCGTTAAAGGTTGTCACCGGCGCGGGTACGACATCCATCGTCAATCTGTTGATTAATGACACGCTGTTTTATGGCCGGTATATCTACCAAGTTGAGGCAATAAAATCAGAAGTAGTCAGCATGTCGCTGGAAGTGACGCCTGACGCATACACCAATTCTGCGCGCCGGTCGAACACGATATTGACCAACCCGGTCAACGTGCCACGAGAACAGCAACCGGCTCCGGCCAGTTTCTGGTACGGCGATCAAATCCAGATTGGCGCACAGGTTCGGGGAGACCAACTAACGGGTAACGGTGCCTCATGGGGCACCGCCAATCCGACATTCCCAACCAACGTCAATGCCATGCGCCTGACGATTACGCCTCAATCTGGAGTAGCAGCTACCGTCTACATCTACGGCGTGAGCTTTGCACCGAAGCGCAAAAAGGCGCGCTGTTTTGTGACCTGTGATGACGGCTATGAATCCTTCGTCCGCAATGGTTTGCCAATGATGACTACACGCGGAATACCGCTCACATCCAGCATCATTACGTCGCGCGTGGATGACCGCACCGGATTGCTATACAACAGAAAATCAGACCTTGCGACAATCCTGGATGCGGGTGGACAGATTGTTGCTCATGGCCCAGAAACAGGGCTTGGTTCTGGAACGCTATTCACCGCGTACACTAACAACGCAGACCGTCTGGCTGATATGGAAAGGTCGCGGGATTGGATTTATACCAACGGGTTTGATACTCCGGGCTTTGAACAATGCTACGTCTGGCCGGGTGGTGAAGGTCAGGCGGCAACAGGGGATTTGACGTTATTCGATGTCGCGATGGGGGCCGGATTTACTGTCGCACGCGGAGCAAGCCCAAACACGTCAGAGGGGTTTGATTTCACGGCACTGACACGCTATCAGCGGATGATGCTGCCAATTTTGGGGCACACGTCAGCATCTAACATATCAACGATCACAACGCAGATTGCATTCGCCGCAGACCACGGGCTAGATTGCTGCCTGATGTTCCACGGCGTTGTAAAAGCGGGTGCAACGCCGGGAACAATTGAGATCACTACAACCGATCTCGGCACTATTTTGGATGCCATCCAGACTGAGGTTGCCGCCGGAGATATGGTAGCGGGTGTGTTGGGAGATTTGGGTAATGGGACGAGTTGGAATTAACCCATGCTCACCCTGATCACCGCCCCCGCTGCTGAACCCGTGCAGCTGACCGAGGCCAAGCTGCACGCGCGCATCGAACACAGCGCCGATGACACCCTCGTCACCGCGCTGATCGCCGCCGCGCGCGAGCAGGTCGAGCACATCACCGGCCGCCGGTTGATCACGCAGACCTGGGAGCAAGTCCTGCCCGCGTTTTCAGATAGCATGGACCTGGATGTTGCACCCGTGGCCAGCATCACCAGCGTAAAATACCTGGATAGCGCCGGCACCGAACAAACCCTGTCGAACACGGTTTACAGCCTGATCAGTGAAAGCCTGCCGCCGCGCCTGGTGCTGAAGACCGGCCAATCCTGGCCCGCCACCTACAGCGCCGACAACGCCATCCGCATCCGTTTCGATGCCGGCTATGGCGCCGCCTCCACCGCTGTGCCACAAGCCATCCGCGCCTGGCTGCTGGTGCGCATCGCCAGCCTGTACGCGCAGCGCGAAGAACATGCCGACAGCATGACTGAAATGCCCGGCCGCTTTATCGACGGCCTGCTCGATCCGTACCGCATTCACAGCATCGGCTGACCATGACTCCCGCCGGAAAACTTCGCCACCGCGTCACCCTGCAAAGCAAAGGCACCCCCACGCGCGACGCCATGGGCGGCGAAGTGATCACCTGGTCCGATATCGCCACCGTCTGGGCTGAAGTCGCCGCGCTTTCTGGCCGTGCGCTGATCGCCGCACAGCAAGCGCAAAGCGAGGTCACCACCCGAATCACGATCAGATATCGCGCCGATATCAATCCAGATTGTCGCGTCCTGCACGGCAGCACGATTTACACCATCCACGCCCTGATCCCGGACACGCAAAACGCTGATCTGGTGATCCAGGCCGCACGTGGATTGAAAGCGGGCTAAAAAATGGCTGAAACC